CCCCGTTAATTAAAACAGTTGATAAAGCCCGATTTAACGGATAATTTCCAGCATTGTCAAGCAGCCTTGAATACCAATATACAATAAAGTTGGTAGCAACTAATATAGGGAACGATAAGTTCGAACCCATTAATTGGCCATTCGTTTGCATAACTGGATCAATCTTTTTAATAGAGACACCATCGACCTTCTCCGGATAATGTAGAAACTGCTCATAGAGAACAGATCTATATATCTCACGTTCTTCTTCTGTGGTGGGTAAACGCTTCAGTAGTTCTTCAAAAATAATTCTGGTGTAGTCAATGTTTTGACCATCTGTTGCACCGCTATAATCACCAGATACCAAGTATTCTCCTTCATTCGGAAAACGCTTAAGGAAGTTGAGATCACTAACTTGGAGGGGCCTACCTATCAGGGCAAAGCAAGGAAGCTTCTTCAAAGACCGATGCATCAATCTTTGAAGTCCCTGACTCAAAAAGTAGGTTAGAGGCTGACCCTTAGTAATAACGCGAACCTTCAGTGGCTCGCAAATAGGGTAGACATCGACGTTCCGACTCTTGTAGTAGTTTATGTTCGGAGACTTAGTGTCATCCATAGGACGGAGTGCTTGTTCAATCAAAGCACCTCGATCTTTTTGGGTGATGCCTCGTCCTTCGCATCGTAACTCTACTACCTCGCCGGGAAACCGCTCGATCATCATTATCGATTCGCCTAATTTATTTTCATAAGCGATATCTGATATAGCCTCACTTTGGCCTCCACGAGTACGTGAATATCCATACGCAGCACCAGTTGATGCCACGCATAAATTGCGGTGGATTGCTCTTTTCTCAACTCCTTTAGGGAGAACTCTATCCCAGAATTGGCCTGCTAACTTCTGGATTACGTCGAGAACTTCGTCATAATCTTCTTGAGCTTGCATTCTAATTGGGAAGTCAGAGGAAAGCACTTTTGCATGCTTCTCCAATGTGTATTGTATGAAGCTTGTGGGAACTTTAGGACAGGACCGCTTTATTTGTAATATACTAAAAGCAATCCTGAAGTTACGCAATCTTTTTCCCGTACACATTCGTGCTAACCTATGACCAAGAAGACCACAGAAAAACCATTTCGGATTTTGAACCGCATGCACATCATTCTCGTTCCAATCGCGATTATGGAGCATCCTTGCCATGGGATATGAGATAACATCTTTTATTCTTTTGACAAGGAGAACTTCATCATTTGTTTGCATCAATTCGCGAACAGCGTCTAATATATTGCTTAGAGGTACGCCCATAAGTATTTTCGGCGATAATGTTAAAAATACC